TGTCCAGTCAGACAATTTTGTTCACAATACAAAAATATGAAGGAGACAATATAATGGGTTTACCAATTTTAGTTATAGGAAAATCAGGTATGGGAAAATCAGCTAGTCTTAGAAACTTTGACAAAGATAGATTAGGTGTCGTTAATGTTCTAGGTAAAGCTTTACCTTTCCAAAATGATTTCAATACTATTCAAACTGATAATTATTCACAAATCAAACAAATTTTACTTGGTTCAAAAGTGAATACATTAGTCATTGATGATGCTGGTTATTTAATTACAAACCAGTTTATGAGAGGCCACGCCGGTGGCAAAGGTAGTAGCATTTTCGATTTATATAATCAAATGGGAGATAATTTTTGGGAATTGATTAACTTTATTAGTTATCAACTACCGAATAACAAAATCGTATATTTGTTTATGCATGAAGATAAAAATGAATTAGGTGATATAAAACCTAAAACAATAGGTAGAATGTTAGACGAAAAAGTATGTGTCGAAGGAATGTTTACCATTGTGTTAAGAGCAGTTAAAGATGACGGCAAATATGTGTTTTCAACTCAATCAAATGGTTTTGATGTTGCAAAAACACCAATCGGTTTATTTGATACACAATATATTGAAAATGATTTAAGAGGCATTACACAAAAAATAAGAAGATATTACAAAATGGAGGAAAATTAAGAATGATTAAATTAAATTTAGATGGCGTAGAAATGACGCAAGATAGTTTATCACTAGAACCGGGACAGTATTTGTGCGAAATTATTCGTGTTGAAGATGTCCAAGAAAAAGAATATTTGAAAATTGGATTTGATATAATTGATGGTAAATTTAAAAACATTATGTCAAGAATTCACAGTTCAAAAGGTAGATGGCCAGCTTCTGGTATTATGTATAAGTCATATAAACAAAAAGCTTTAGGTTATTTTAAAAGATTTATTGTTGCAGTTGAAAAGTCAAATGCAGATTATATTTTCGATTTTGACGAACAAAAACTTTTACATAAAAAATTTGTTGGCAACTTTGGTATCGAAGAGTGGATTAACGATAGTGGAGAAGTTGTAGAATCAGTCAAGTTAGAAGAAGCACGTAGTGTAGAGTCTTGGAAACAAGGCAAAATTCAAACTCCAGCTCCAAAAAGAATTAAACAAGAAGACTTACAACCTGTTAAAGAAGAAACAGATCCGGTTAAAAAAGAATTAAATAGTTTGCAAAAAGAAATTGACGATTTACCGTTTTAATAAATGAACTTATCAAACATTCCGCAGGAGCTTAAGGTTAATGCGTTATGGTGTCTTTGGAGATTAGAAGATGGTAAAGGCAAAGTTCCATATAATGCTCTTACTAAGAAAATGGCAAGAAGTAATGACAAATCAACTTTTCATAATTTCCAAACGGTAATTGCTAATCTTCACGAATATTTTAAATTCGATGAAAATGGCAAAGTCACTGGTGGCATTGGCTTAGGAATATTTAATGGCTATAGTGCTATTGATATTGATAACTGTATCGATTCAGAAACAGGTAAACAATCAAAGTTAGCAAAAGAAATAATTGATTTTTGTGGAAGCTACACAGAAATAAGTCCTTCTGGTAAAGGTTTACGAATTATATTCAAAACCGATAGTAAAATTGACAAATCTAAATACTATATTAACAATTCAAAATTAGGTTTAGAGATTTACATAAGTGAAAATACTAATAAATACGTAACAATTACTGGTAATGTGTTATATCAAAACGATATAAAAAAAATTAACATACAACATTTATTAGACAAATTTATGTTAAAGAAAAAACCAACACAAACAATAATAAGTAGAAGAAATGGCAATCTAGATTCAAGACTACGAGTTGCATTACAAAAAGATACTAAATTAGCAAAACTTTGGAACTCAGTAGCACCCGGCAGTGGTTCTAACGAAAGCGAAATGGATTTGGCTTTGTGTAATAAAATAGCATTTTATGTAGATGGCAACCCAGATATGATTAACTCATCATTTATTGAAAGTCCATATTTTCAGTCAAAAGACTCATTACATAAGAAAAAGTGGATTGAAAGAGATGATTATAGAGAAATGACTATTTCTAAAAGCTTAGAAAGTATAAGAGAAATAGAAGCATCAATCACAAACACAGAAGATTTTAATGATACAGGTAATGCTATAAAACTTATCGAAAGATTCGGTAGGAATTTAAAATTTAACGTTGATAACGAAAAATGGATGATTTACAATGGTAAATATTGGCAAACAGATATATATAACAGCGTTAAACAATTTGCAGAAATAATTGCAGAAGATTTAAAACAACAAATGTTGTTAAATGGTTTTAATTCAGATTTAAAATCTTATCAAAGAAATATAAACAGAATATTGTCGAGCTCAGGAAAGTCAGCAATGATTAAAGAAGCACAACACATACATGGTGTTCCTGTAGTAAATGACGATTTCGATAAAGAAGATTATATTTTAAATTGTGAAAGTGGAATTTTAGATCTAAGAAACGGTACAATTATTCCACATAACAAAAATAAAATGTTAAGCAAATTTACACCTTTTGAAATTGTTGATAAAAAACCAGAAAGATGGCTTAAATTTTTAGATGAGATTTTTGAAGGCAACAAAGAAATTATCGATTATGTGCATAAAGTTGCTGGTTATTCTTTAACTGGTAGTACAAAAGAACAAGCAATGTTTATTTTATTTGGTGATGGTGCTAATGGTAAATCATTATTTTTAGAAATACTAAACACAATATGTGGTTCTTATGGTTCTACATCAAATGTCGAAATATTACTAGAAAAAAAATATCAATCTGCAAATTTAGGTGATGTTGCTAGACTTAATAGAATAAGAAACGTTATAACTGATGAAACAAAACTTGGCGATAAACTTAACGAATCAGCAATTAAGACTATGACATCAGGTATTGGTAAAATAGTTGCAAGATTTTTATATGGTAACGAATTCGAATTCACACCTATATTTAAAATTTTTATGGCAACTAATTATAAACCCGTTATTCGTGGTACTGACTTTGGTATTTGGCGAAGATTAAAAATTATACCTTTTAATAAAGTCTTTACTAAACAAGAACAAGATAAAGAGTTAATTTATAAATTAAAAGAAGAAATTAACGAAATATTTTCTTGGGTAGTACAAGGAGCAAAAAAATGGTATAAAGAAGGCTTAGAAGAACCAGAAATATTAACACATTCTTTAGAAGAATATAAAACAGAGATGGATGTTATACAACAATGGATTTTAGAATCGTGTGATGTAGGTAATTTTAAAGAGCTTTCAGCAGATTTGTTTAATAACTATATTGGTTATGCAGCTGCAAACAAAGAATACGAAATGTCACAAACATTATTTGGTAGGAATATGTCTAAAAAGTTTAAGAAAAAAAGAATGGGTGGCAAAACGTACTACGAAGGAATTAGATTGAAAAAAGACAAATTATACTATTTGAAACCGGAGGAAATAAACGAGATATGAGAATAATAATCGAAGGTGTAGACAGAATAGGAAAAACAACATTGGCTAAAAAAATTGCAAAAAGATATAAACTAGATTACGTTCATGTAGGTATAAATGACCCTAAAGACTATGACTTTTATTATCAAACATTAAGAAAAACGAATGTTATATTTGACAGACACTTTATAGGTGAAATGATTTACCCGTCGGTATTTAACAGAAAAAAACAACTAACTGTAGAAGAATTTAAAAAACTTATGCAATTTAGTTTCGAAGAAGAAATAAAAGTTATAATTCTATATTCTGATGACCATGAATTACTTAACAAACGTATGAGAAGAGAAAGATACAAACAAGTAAGAATGCAATATCAACTTATAAATAAAGCTTTTCATACAATAGGTAGAGATAATCCAGAATATATAAAATTGTTAAATGTTAGCGATAAACAATTTAAGAAAAAGTTATCGGAGGCATTAAAATGAATGTAATATATAACGAAATATTGAAAAATTTATTAAACAAGCCAATAGTTGGAAACACTAGAGAATTACTTAATGTCAGATTTACAATAAATCCAGAACACAATATACTAACGTATAGACACTTAAGTTTAAAATACTTATTAGCAGAAATGATTTGGTATTTTTCTGGAAATAACGATGTTAAGTTTATTGGTCAATTTGCTGATTTGTGGAATAGATTAACAGACGATGGCATAACAAACAATTCAGCATATGGTTATATTTTAAAAAATAAATTTGATTTTGACCAAATTGAACAAGTTATCGAAATGTTAAGAAAAGACCCGCTGTCTAGAAGAGCTGTTGTGAATATTAACACACCACACAACAAAAAAATTGAAACTAATGATGAGCCTTGCACAGTTGCATTACAATTTTACATTCGAAAAGGCAAATTGAGCTCAACAAGTTTTATGAGAAGTAACGATGTATGGTTCGGATTACCATATGACATTGTTTTCTTTACAGAGTTAAATAGATATATTGCTAGAAGACTAAAAATTGGCACAGGAAAACACACGCATTTCGTAACTAGTATGCATTTATATCTAAGAGACGAAGAAAAAATAAAACAAGTTATAAAAAATTTCGAAACAAAAAATAAGAAAGAATACAAAATCAACTTTAGAAAGTTAATCAATAATGCTAAACAATTATATGAAATGGTTAACAAAGACAACATATTGCAAGTTTGTAAAGATGAGGGAATAATATGAAAATCGCATTGCTAAATTTAGCAAATAATGTGACAAATTTTAAAACTACACCATCTGGAGAGACAATATATTTTAAAAAAGTGTTAGAGCTTATAGGTTTTGATGTTGATATTATATCTAGAACAAAAACTGAACATACTATACCGTTTAGTGACTTTCACAAAAGAGATATAAACGAATATGATAAACTTTTAATTGTAAACGGAGCTATCAACTTTTTCGGAGGTCAGCCAAACGAAGTTATACTCAGAAATTATCAACTTATGGCTGAATACAAAAAAGAAATGTATTATTTGCTTACCGATTTAAGACTACCGTTTAAACAATTGTGGCCAGCTATAGAAAAACGAGGTTGGGGATTTCTTAAAAAAGATGTTTGGGTAAATACCAACAGACTAAAAGTTATATCTCAAACATTTAACTTAGATGTTGTTAAAAAACTTATGCCAAACCTAAAAGCAGTTTACTTTCCGTTAGAAAGATATAAGTTATTATTCGACAACAAAAAGAAATCACTTTTCCAAACGTCATTCAAAAATGTAGATGTTATATATGGCGGTTCGTTTAGAGCAGGCAAAAGAGAGAAAAAAATGATTGAATATTTATTTGACACACCATATTCTGTAGAATTTTATGGCACAGCAAAAGAAAGTCAATTTAAACTACCATTTGAAAAAGCACCAAATTTTACTAAAAAAGTTAAGTTTGATGAAGTTGTAGAAAAAAATAGCACAGCATATGCATCTATAGTTATAGGTGATAAGTTATATAATAACAATCATATCACATTAAGAGTGTGGGAAATAATGATGTCAGACTCGGTTATTTTAATCGATAATGAATTTGACCCAGACCATAAAATTATGTTAAAAGATTGGTTCTATGTAAACAACAAAAAAGATGTAGAAAGAAAACTTATAGAAATTAAAGACAATTTTGACTATATTTTACATTTTCAACATAAAAGACTACTAGAACTATTCGATAAAAAACAGTTTTTAATAGATTTTAAGGAGGTACTTATATGAATATAAAGATAATTGACTTCGGATACCGCCAAGTCCCATTTCGTGCACATTATAATGATGCTGGTGCAGATGTATACAACATAAGAAAGGTATATTTTGAACCAAATCAATCTAAAGCACTACCTTTAGGTTTTGGATTAGAATTACCAGACGGCTATGCAGCATTTATTGTTCCTAGAAGTGGTCATGCTAAGCGTGGTATTATATGCAATATACCGCCAATTGATTCTGGCTATCGTGGAGAAATACATGCAATTGTGACCAATACAACAAATAAAAAAGTGACAATAGAAGAAAATGAAAGGGTTGGACAATTAGTTGTATTGCCTATTGTTATTGCCAATTTTGTAAAAGATACTGGCGAACAAAGAGGCGACGGAGCTTTTAATTCAACTGGACGTTAACATGTGGAAAATTGTTAAGAGTAGAAAATTGTTATATGGCATTATGAGAGAAACAGCAATTGAAATGGGAGTAAAAGGCAACAGCAAGATTAAATTTCAAAACTTTTTTGATTACTTAACAGATAAAATTATTGCACTTGGACATTTACCAGAAGAAATAAAAACAGATTATAAGTTGTTATATGTCTATGACGAATTATATAGCAAAGCATCAACTTTTTGGGAAAATGTATTGGAAAGACTTTACTAGGTGATTATATGAAATTGCGAGACTATCAACAAGATATTGTGATAAAAACTCAATCAGCATTTAAAATTGGAAAAAGACAACCGTTAATTGTGCTACCCTGCGGAGCAGGAAAAACCGTATGTTTTGCTGATATGTCTCGTAAGCATATAGCTAAAAATCCTAATAATTCTGTTTGGTTTCTCGTACATAGACAAGAACTTATTGACCAAACTAAAGAAACATTTGAAAAATTTAACATAAAATCAGATAATATTTTTATTGGAATGGTACAAACTTTAGCATCTAGAATAAGACGTGGCAAAGTAGTTAATAAGCCAACTCTAATTATATTTGACGAGGCACACCATGCTACTGCAAAAACATGGACATCTATCATCGATTATTTCGAAGGTGTACCTGTAATCGGTTTGACAGCAACACCTGCAAGACTAAATGGCGAAGGACTTGGTAAAATATTTGACTCGATGATTCAAGGTGTATCAGCAGACTGGCTAATCGATAATAATTATTTGGCACCTTACGAATATTATGCTCCTAAGGTTTTTACTAAAACGTTTTCTATGAAAGGCTCAGATTTTGACCAAAGCGAAGTGACTAGTTTTTTCGAAACTTCTAAGATATATGGCAATATAAAACAATATATTGATATGAATCGCAAGACTATTATATATTGTCCATCAATCAAGTTTTCTAAATATTTAGAAAGTATCATTCCAGGAGTTGTACATTTCGACGGTTCTACGCCTAAATCAGAAAGACGACAAATTATACAAGACTTTAGAGACAATAAAATTAAAATATTATCAAATGTGGACTTAATTGGCGAAGGATTTGATGTACCAGATTGTGATACAGTTATTTTATTAAGACCAACTATGTCATTATCATTATATGTACAACAATCAATGCGTGCCTTACGTTATAGACCTGGCAAAAAAGCCATTATATACGATTTAGTCGGTAATGTATTCAGACATGGTATGCCAACAAATGTGTTCGATTGGTCATTAGATGGTAAAATAAAAGCGCAAAATCCTAACGGTGAAAGAGATATTATTGTGCGTACATGTCAAAAATGCTTACTCGCATATAGTGGTACAAAACCAATTTGTCCATATTGTGGCTTTGATAACAAAAAAACTAAAAAGCAGATACAAGAAGAAAGACAAGCAGAACTAGAAAAAATAGAAAGAATGGAAAGATTTAACAAAAAATTAGAACAAGGAAGAGCGCAAAACTTACAACAACTGATTCAACTTGGTAAAAAGCGTGGCTATAAAAATCCTACTTATTGGGCAAAACAAATACTGAAAGGAAGGTATAAAAGATGAAAGCTGAAAAACGACTGATGAACCAAATACGACTATATTGTGGCGAACAAGGCTGGATTGTTATTCGTAATAATGTCGGAACTTTTCAACTTATGGATGGCAGATTTATGTCGACAGGACTACCGAAAGGCTGGCCAGATTTGATGATTCTTACCAAAAAAGGTAAAGTCATTTTCGTCGAAACCAAAGTCGGCAACAATGTAGCTACTAAAGAACAACAACGTTTCTTAGACCTACTAACTATGGCTCACTTCGACGCATTTGTTTGTTATTCTATCGACTCATTTATTTTAAAAACTAAAAAATATATTTAAAAAAATATTAAAAATGACACGGTTTTACATGGTTTTATTGATTTTTATAAAACTAGGGTATATATATAAAATAAAAATACTTTTACAAAAATGACCCAAACCATGTCCAACTGTGCATTGCGAAAAAAAAGTATTTTAAAATTGTGACATAATAGTATATAATTAACTATAATAATATTGAAAACCGTTGGAGGTTTAAATGGCAGCAAAATTTATTATTGATTACGAGTTAGTTGCTAGATTAGCTGAGATTCAGTGTACTCAAGAAGAGATTGCTAGAATACTTGGCTGTAGCACTAAAACTCTACAAAGGGATGAGCAATACGGTCTCATATATAAAAAGGCCGCTGAGACAGGACGAATGAGTCTTCGAAGATATCAGTGGAAATCAGCGGAGAAGGGCAACGTTACTATGCAGATCTGGTTGGGTAAGCAGTTCCTGGGCCAGAAAGACATTATTACATACAACAACTTAGACGACACCGAAGATGACCCGCTAACTATGGCAATTAAAGGCCAGTTCGACAAGAAGAGCAGCGAAGAGTAGTGACAGCTCGCGTAAGACGGACAAAACATTCGCTTGCGAGCATTTATGTACTATATGACACAAACAACACGGTGTGCACATCATCTAGAAAAACAGGTCCCAGAACGTACTACCTGACACCACTAGAACCTGATACTTGTGCATAAAGTGTTTGTGCATCAATGATTATCAACATTATTGTGACAGTGTGCATAAAAATTTTTTGGAACAGTGCACAAAATTTCTTTGCATCATATTGTGACATGGAGAGCAAATGTTGCACAACACCAATGGAAACGTTTGGCACATCGTACACAAAGGTAAAATGCTACACAACACGTACGGTACAAAATAATTATTGGGCCCAATGTTAATATGCTACACTGTACATACGGCACACAATGGTTATTGGGACCAATGTCAATGTGCTACACAGTACACTTGGAAGCAAATCCTACAACGTATCAGGTAATACGTCTAGATAGAAAAAAATACAAGTTGTGATATATAGTACATACAGTGCACAACCCAGAATGCATAAAGGAGCTTATGTGAACACAAACTATTTCAGTGAAAAGCAAATAGAAGTATTAAAGTTTGGTTACGAACAATATGATGGTGTCATTTGTGATGGAGCTATTAGGTCAGGAAAGACAGCAGTTGTATCAATTGGCTTTATACTTTGGGCAATGAACAATTTTAAGAACAAGAATTTTATTATAGCATCGCAATCCGTATCTTCTTGTAAGCGAAACGTCATACAGCCTTTATTATCAATAAAGTACTTACATCAACAGTACGAAATAAAGTACAAAACAGCACAGAACTTATTGGTGATAGCCAGAGGTAAGACACTAAATTATTTCTACATATTTGGAGGCAAAGACGAAAGTAGTTATCAACAAGTACAAGGTATAACGGCAGCTGGAGCTTATTTAGATGAAGTGGTATTAATGCCGGAAAGTTTTGTTAACCAGGTGTTAGCGAGATGTTCGGTTCCAAAATCTAAGTTTTGGTTCAGCTGCAACCCGGAAGGGCCGATGCATTGGTTTAAAAGAAACTACATTGACAAACACATTGAGAAAAATTTGAAATATATACACTTTACAATCGATGATAATCCTAGTTTAAGTGATAAAATTAAGCAGCGATATAGAGACATGTACACAGGCGTTTTTTATGACAGATATATTTTAGGTAAATGGACAAAAGCAGAAGGACTTATCTACAATATGTATGTCAACAACGAAGAATCTTACATGATAGACAAAGTTCCAGAAGACATGATATTGATAAATGTTGGTATGGACTTTGGAGGTACTAAAGCAAAGAATGCAATAGTCGTATCTGGATTTAGTCCATTTATGAAAAAGCTATATGTATTAGAGGCTAAACGATTTGAGGAAGACTTATCACCAGAGCAGTTAGATAAAGCATTTGTGGACTTTTGTCAAATGGTATTTAAGAAATATGGCAAGACATTTAACACAAGAGCTGATAGTGCAGAGCCAATACTGATAAGAGGATTAAAAAACGCAGCATTAGCAAATGGATTACGTACAACCGTTAAATACTCATTAAAGAAACCAATCAAATCGAGAATAGATACTGAAACAAAATTATTTGGACAACATAGAATATTTTTGATGAGAGATACAACTAAGGATTTACAATTGGCTTTAAAGACAGCAGCTTGGAATCCTAAAAAAGAAGACCAAAGACTAGATGATGGAAGTACTGATATAGATATTATTGATGCATTCGAATATAGTTTCGAAGAGTATATGAATAACTTAATTGATGGGGAGAGATTTCAATGATAAGAAAAAGATGTATAATAGAACTAAAAATAAGAGACAAATTATTATACGTGACTAAAGATTTAAATGCCACAGAAGAAATAGAAAAAGCGCATATTTTTATCGGAAAACGTAAAGTTAAGAGATTTTGTGATATAATAAAATCAGATAAACGTGTAAAAGCTAAAATTATCGAAATATAGGAGGTTAAATGAAAGAACGATTTAAAAACCTTTTTAGAAATATGATGACACCTATAGATGGCAAAAAAACTAATTGGTGGATTAATGGTATTGCGATATTCTTATTATTGTTAATGATTATAGAGGTATTAAGTAATGGCTAAGAAAAAAGACCCTAGATTAGTAAGAGCAGGAGTGACTGGATTTAATAAACCAAAACGAACGACCAAACATCCTACAAAGTCACACATAGTAGTAGCAAAAGTTGGTGATAAAGTTAAGACCATACGATTTGGACAACAAGGAGCAGACACGGTCACAAAGAAAACTAAAAACATGACACCAGCATTAAAAGCAAAACGAGCATCATTTAAAGCAAGACATGCTAAGAATATTGCTAAAGGTAAAATGAGTGCGGCATATTGGGCCGATAAAGTAAAATGGTAGAGGTGATAAAATAATGGATGTGCAAACAATTATTAGAGAGATTGTTGGAATAGATAAACAACTTCCGGCAAAATCAATATTTGCGAAAGACTGGTTAAGCTGGTATAGAGGTAAAGTGTGGGGTTTCCACAACTACAAAATATATAACGGTACTAACTATCTAGAGTTAGAACGTAAATGTTTGGGAATGCCTAAATATGTTGCAGAGTCTTGGGCTAATCTTTTAATGAATGAAAGATGTGATATAGTTTTACCTGATGAAGAAAAAGAAAAGTTGGATGAGATACTATATAAGACTAACTTTTGGCAGAAAGCAAACGATGGTATTGAAAAATCATTTGCATTAGGATTAGGTGCACTAATTGTTAATGTTAAAGATTTAGGAATTAGTGAATCTGGAAGAGTTAGCAAAGATAAAGCACAATTAACTATTGACTTTATTAATGAAACAAAACTTTTTCCAATTACAATAGAAAATAAAGAAGTCACAGAATGTGCTTTTGTATCTAAAAATTCTCATTCAACAAATATAGTTGTACATATGAGAGGTGAAGATGGATTATATCTCATTCACAATTATGTATTGAATGACAAAGAAAAAGTAGAACAACAATATACATTTGAAACAAAAAGTGAAATTCCTTGGTTCTTTATACTAAGACCAAATTTATCTTCTAACTTTATAACAGAAATATCAGACGAAGAAATCGGAATCAGTATATATTCAAATGCTTTAGATACTTTTATGGCAATAGATAATAAGTACGATGGCTTTGATTTAGAATATGTTTTAGGACGTAAACGTATATTTGTATCTACAGAAGCGTGGACAATTGACAAAACAAATGGTAATGCTAATAGAACATTTGACCCTTACGACCAACTATATTATCATTTACCAGATAACGAAGATGGTAAGCCACTTATTACAGAACAAAGTAATGAATTAAGATATGATGCTTATGTTCGTGGTTTAAATACAGAACTTAGCTACTTAAGTATGAAATGCGGACTTGGTGAAAACTTTTTCAAATTCGATGGTAGTGCAGTAGCAACTGCCACACAAGTTATTAGTGAAAATAGTACGTTATTCCGTAATATTAAGAAACACGAGATTTTAATCGAAGATGTTTTAAGAAAAATGACTAAAGTAATTATGAAAGCTTCTAATGATTTCACAAATATACAATTTAAAGAATTGGAAGATAGCGAAATTAGAATTCAATTTGACGATAGTATATTCGAAGATAGAAATGCTGAAATGAGTAGAGACAGATTAGACGTACAAGCAGGAATCATGTCAATTCCAGAATATAGAGAAAAATGGTATGGTGAAGATGAAGAAACAGCTAAAGAAAAATATCAAGAACATTTCCTATATAATATCATTAACAACTATATCAATGCATTGGCAAGTGGAGCCATTACACCAGAACAATATGTGGAAATAGCTTTCCCTAACGCTGGTAATAAAAAAGAAATTATAGAGTATATTGAAAAATTTGTAAGTAAACAAGAAGCCGATGTTCAGGACTTCTTATACGAAGGAAATGAAGGAGAGAGAGATGCCGTACAAATCGACGAAGAATTACAAGCTGAAAATCAAGCCGAAGAAAGCCAAGAAGAAATCGAAGAAATAGTCTAACAGGAGTAATATATGGCGAAAGACCAACACGAAATAGCTGATGCACTATCGACAGAAATGCGCCAAATATTCGAAGCCGCTGAAAATAATATGCTTGTCATATCAAATGTAGAATTAACGAAAGATAGTTCTTTAGCAAAAAAACGACAAGCAATTATTAACAAGCGTTTGAAAGTTGCAAAAATAGTCGATAAACAAATAGCCAAAACAACTAATTCACCTGAGTTTATAAAAGAAACTAGAAAATTCACAACGTTAATGTTAGATGAAGCAACTAAAGAAGCTATGAGAACTGCCAAAAAAATTAACAGATTAGAAAGCGTTGACGAAATACAAAGAAGTATATATAAACAAACTCAAAAAGGAATTAACCAAGGCATTAAGATTAGAACTAAAAGAGGTAAAGTTGGCTATAAAGAATATATGGAAATGAAAGTCAGGACCAATATTCAAAGTGAAATTAGCGAAAAACAATTGCAGATTGGTGCAAAAGCAAAAATAGTTTTTTACATTGTAAATGAATTTGCTGATTGTGCGGATGACCATGCTGAATATCAAGGCAAAATATACTATGATGAAAGATGGCAAACATTTGGATTTACTCCGGAAGCAGAACAAAAAATAGCTAAAAGAATATTAGACAAAAGAATGATTTCTATACAAAATGCTAGAAACAATCCGCCTTATTTAACAACAAGACCAAATTGCAGACATTCTTTTAAGCCGATACCAATAGATACAGCATTAAATGTGGACAATCGTAAAATATTAGATGATAATAAATGGTCTACTGGTACATATAAAAGTTCTAACTATTTAGCGACACAACAACAAAGAACAAACGAAAGACAAATTAGAAAATTTAAAGCAAAATCTGCAATCAATATGCAAATGTATAATAAGACAAATAATTCACAGTTTTTGCAACAAGCTAGACGTTCTAATTTTATATACAGAAAATATAGAGATAAACAAATTAAACTGTTAAAATCTAATCCAGATTTACAAAGAGATTATCGTAGAGAATCAACTAATGTACTTGTTAATGACCTTGGTGTAAAATATAACATGCCAAAAGAAGACAAGGTTGTGCTTGATATTGACAACAAAGACGTTATACTTGGCGATAAAAAAATATACGAGGATTTTGTAAACACTGGAACTTATAACAAACAAAGAATCGAAAAAGCAACAAAAGAATTAGGAACTAGAGGTTCAACGTTTAAAAAAATAAGCAATAATAGTACAGATGTTTTAAATACATCATCAGAAATACAAAGAAATAGTTTGACAAGATACTTAAATGGTGATTTTAGAGATATAAACAAAAGACTAAGAGGATTTGAAGTACAAGAACCTGGAGAAGCAGATGAGTTATCATTCCAAATAAGTACAATTATGCAAAGGTCCAAAATTCCAGAAGATATTGTAGTTAAAAGAAATGTAGACATTAATGCTATAAGAAGATTATTTGGTTTTAACAAAGAAGATTATAAATCATTACGAAGTGGCAACTTTGATTTAGTTAAAAACAAAACATTTGTGGAAAAAGGTTATATGTCCACAACAGTAAACAAAGAAACACCATCATTTTTCCAAGAATTAGAATTAGAAATGGAAATATTTGTTCCTAAAGGCACAAGAGCTTTATATGTTGGTGATTCTGACTTAACAACTGCAACAAAAGAAGAACAAGAATTGTTAATTGACAAAGGCTACGAATTTAAAATTACTGATTTTAAAGAAATAGGAAGAACAGCATTTGACGAACCTAAGTACAAAGCAATTATTGAACTTATACATTTGGAGGAAGAAAATGAATGACAAAATGAAATTAGTTTTATCAGGTTTGGTAAAAGTATATGATGAAGATATTAAAATTATAAATGCATTTTATAAGGCTTTTGAATATTCAGAAAATGTCCCGAGTGAAGAAAAAATAATTAAAGAAATAGGGACATTAAGAAAAAAAGACAATATGTAATTTACAATTACCATAAAAATGTGTTATAATGTAAATATAAGCCACTAGGGGTTAACCTAGGAAAAAAAACAATACTCATAGGAGGAGAATTATGGCGGAAGTTTTAAAAACAACTACTGACACGCCGGTCAGTGAAGCAGAGACAACTGTTGAAAATCAAAATACAGTAGAGGCTAAAGCGCCAAAGCAAGAGCAAGTTGAAGTAAAGACATCAACGGAACCTATCGAAGAACCGAAAAAAGCCGAGGAAAAAATTGAGGCAAAAGAAAAAGTGTTCACTCAAGCACAGCTCGACGAAATATTGGTAACAAGATTAGGAAAAGAACGAGCAAGAATGTTGAAAAAGCTCGGCATTGAAGATGAAGGTGCGTTAGATTCTATTTTAGAAAAATCAGCAAAATATGAATCTTTAAAAGAAGAACTTGACAAAATACGTAACGAGCAAGTTATTCAAAAAAATAGAAACACGCTACTAGAACTTGGTGCAGACAAGGACTTTATCGACTATCTTCGATTAAATGTAGTTCCTGAAGAAGGAGAAACATTTGAAGTAGCCGCAAAAAAATTCTTAGAAAGCAATCCGAAGTTCAAGGTAGAAACGTTTAAGAATGTGAATAGTTCCGTTAACGTTAATGCAGGGTCATCTTACCCAGACTTCACGCAAATGTCGCCTGACCAATATTTAGCTTGGAGAGCCAAAAATAAATTATAATAAGGAGATATAAAAATGGCAAATACTTTTTTAACACCACAAGTCATCGCTATGGAAGCATTAGCTATACTAAGAAATAACTTAGTCATGGCAGACTTAGTGCATCAAGATTATGCTAGTGAATTTGTAAAAGTTGGAGACACTATTACAGTTCGCAAGCCAGCTACTTTAATTGCAAAAGACTTTTCTGGTAGCATTGCATCACAAGATTTAACAGAACAAGCAGTCACTGTTCAATTAGACAGATTTAAAGATGTGTCAGTTGCATTGACTTCAAAACAAGAATCTTTAGAACTTAAAGATTTCGCAAAACAAGTTATTGAACCAGCAATGGTTGCATTAGCACAAAAAATTGACGAAGACCTTGCAAACTTTGCATTCGCAAACGCACAAGGAGTCATCGAAGCTTCTTCAGCTTCACCATCAACTTTAGCTGATATTGCTGGAGTTGGTAAATATTTAGATAAAGCAAAAGCGCCTATGGCTGAAAGACACTTAGTACTTTCTCCAGAACATAAATATCGTTATGCTTTAACTGAAATCTTATCAAAAGTTAACTACGCTGGTAGCAACGAAACTTTAAGAGAAGCATTACTTGGTAAAGTTTACGGAATGCAAACTTACATGGACCAAAACATGCCTACTTCTACTGCTTCTGCTTCTGGTACTGCTAAGAAAACAATTTCAGTTGCTTCTTCATCAGACGCTGGTGAAGTAGACGTTACTGGATTATCTACTGCAACTGCTACATTAAAAATTGGTGAAGGATTTATCTACAAAGGTGAACTATACAGATTTACTGAAAACGTAACTGGTACTTCTAATGCACAAGCATCTAGAACAGTTTCACCAGCTTTTCCAGCTGGAGTTTCAGCAATTGAAGTTCCACTAGTTAGAGAATCTAGTTCAGTTGGTTTCCATAAAAATGCTTTCGCATTTGTTGTAAGACCACTTGACTTACCAATGGGAGCTGCAAGAGCAGCTGTTGTAAATGGTGAAGGTTTATCAGTTAGAGTTGTATATGGTTACGACCAAGCAACTAAAGTTGACACAATCTCATTTGATATTCTATACGGTATTGCTTCATTAAGAAGTGAATTAGCTGCAAGAATTATCGACATTTACTAAGAAACAAAAATCATGAGGGCTTGGCTATATGTCAGCCCTCTAATTATAAAGAGGTAAAAACATGGCAGAACCAGTATATGTGACAAAACAAGATTATTATGATTTTAGTGGAATTGATTTAGCAATAGAATTAAAAGGTTCTAACTACGATAATGTAAGTGACGCTGTCGATATATTTTTAACTAGAGTAGAAAATTGGTGTTTAGAATATTTAGAATTTATGTATAGAGTGACAACAACAGAACCTACATATAAAAACACAACTACTAACTTAGACACTCCTATTTTCAACCTGGCAGCATTTAAAAAGGGTGTTTTACATCAAATAGATTATCTTAGAAAGAACGGAGACTTATCTATACAAGCTATAGCTGGTCAGAGAAGACTTGCGCCAAACGCTTTAATGTCTTGGAAAAACGCAGGAATGGCTAACATAGCTCACAAAAATCCTAAGGGTGTGATTGACCCATGGGTATAGATGTCTTTCAAAGTAGAAATAAATATAATGATAGAAATCAATATTACAAAAGGTCTTACGTAGACAATATGAAATTAAACCCTGGTGCGGTTAGCGAGGGTGTTTTTTATTCAACAGATGTTATTCCTTTAGAAAAACAAACAATTGTTATGGGAAGCGTAAAAAAAACAGCTTTTACTATTACAGTTGAAACTTTAGATAGTGTGGAAAACTTAGATGTTGATGATTATGTTTTATACAGTGACGGAAATTTATATATAGTAGATAATATTGTTGCAGAAGATACAAATGAAAACAAAGAATTTAGTAAAAGACCATCTTTTAAAACAACAATAAGGTTAAGAAAATGAATGCAGAAATATTTTGGGAATTACTTTTTACAACATTGTTATCGAATGCACCGCAAGATACACGTAACATGGTTAGACATATATTGCATTTTGATAATGGTGATTATTTTAACATAAACATATCTGGACCAGTAGATGGAGGAACAGATTATGCTTCATTTGTAAACTATAATCAACAAAGAGGACCAAAAGAGTTAAGAAATTTCAAGTGGGTAGAAAGAACAATCGAACAAGTGACACAATTATTAGGAGGTAATGCACAATATGAATTATCTTAGTTATATAAAAACATTAACACCGTTTTCAAATTATACAGTTACGGATGAATTAAATTATCAATTTAACGGAG